CCATCTTGGCCTGAGGCACCTTGGTACTGTCCAGCTCCATATGGGCGGTGGGCTTATAGCCAGTCACCTTGACAGGAGTGGTATCGCAGTCCCAGCTGAAGGTCTCAGCGTCCGGGCTGTCATTGTAGGACTCGTGGCTGCGTTCAGAAGGAGATGCAGTTGCGCCCCACACCAGATGCAGGGTAAAGCCCAGCTCATCATCTTCATCGCTGCCAATGAGGGTCTGCCAGGTCAGGCCAAAGGGTTTACGCTTCTGCTGGCTGATCGTCACGCCAGGAGCCACCTCCGCGCTGCCGTCGCACTCGCCGAACTCAGGCGGATAGAAGTAGGCCTCCGGGGTGAAATTATACTTCTCGCCTGCACGGATGCTGCCGTACTTGATGTTATCGGCCCACAGGTCGGTAGCATCAGCGCCATCCGGGCTCTCCTTGATTGCGGTAATGCCGTTCCACGCCACACCCTTGGGGTAAGCGCCCTTGTCCTGCTTATACAGAGCAACATTGCTAACACCCAGCTGGTACTTGCGCTCGCCGGTCTTATCCCATTCGATTTTTGCCATTCGAGTTTCCTCCTTTTTAGAAATAGATCGTTATAACGTCGTGGTACAGATTATCAGCCTTGTACGGCCGGTCATAGTGGCACTTAGCCATTTGCATAAGTGCTTTCGTTATTTTGGAATCTGGTCGTGAATCGATGACTGTCAGCTGATAAAAAATCCGCTGCAAATAAACTCTGTTATCGGCAGCGGCATTCTGTATTTTGGATTGTTCATAGCAGATACATGGGTAACTCATTCGCAGATTTGCCGGGGGTTGGTAGTACACATTCTCTTTACCGCACGCATCTTTTACGATTTGGCGCAAAATAGCGTCAAGTTTCTGCCGGGGTTCCGCCATTGTACAGTCCTCCCAGGGTAAGTGTCAGCCGCGGATAGTCGATCTGCACTTCTGTCACTTTCCATCTAGCACCCATAATCTCTGCATATTTGATGGAGTCAAAGTGCTTGTACAACGTCGGGTCGGCCAAAATGCTCAAAGTATTTGCGATGGTTAAATCGTCATTTACTTTGTCAGCAGTCTGAACACGCCGGGTATTCTTCAAAAGCTCGCCAAAGCAAGTATGCTCTACGATTTTCTCTTCAAAAATGCTCGGCTCCGTTTCAACTGTCTGCGCCAGACCGAGTTTTCCAAACCATTTGCTCATAGCATTTCACTCCATTTTGAAGTTAGATCATTCTAACTTGATTTGTAAAAGAAATCAGGCCGTTGCGGAAGCCGCCCACGCCTGGGTCTTCACGGTCTCACCTGCGGTCACGGTCACAACGCCGGTGGTGCCAAAGGCAACAGGCAGCAGGTAGTTTGCGCCCTCAATGATGATCAGACGGCCCTTCTGGAACGCATCCTTGATCTCAGCCTCGGTCACAGTCTTCTTGAACGCTGCATCAGCGTACAGCTTGTGGTCTGCGGTCTTGCCGTAGGCCATGTAGTTTGCAACATGCAGGTCATTGCCCTGCTCATAGAGCTTGTTCAGCATATCGTTTTACCTCCTTATCAGGCCTTGGAAGAGTTGGCGGTATCCATCTCGATGGCCATTGCGCCATACGGAGTGGTCATTGCACCGGAGCAGCGGGTCTCGATCAGGTAGATCAGCTGGTTGTAGTCGATGTTGAAGTCATCAAACATGTTGACCTCACCGCCCTTATCAGCACCCACGGTATAGTCGGCCAGATTGACCACGATGCCCAGCAGGTCGCCGCCCTTGGCACCCTTGCGGCCTTCCATGCGAGGAACAGTAACGATCTCCTTCACGCGCAGCTTCCGGGCCAGAGCAGCCTCGTCAGCGTA